CCCCACCAGAAAAGCCTCTTGTACACGGAACTCGCCTGGTAATTGAAGTTTTTTGTCTGGATAAGGCATTGCATGGACTCTGTGACCGCGCTGTAGTCATCCGTGATTCTGAGTAACGGAGCTACTCGGGAAGCCCCAGAAGCTACATCAGTGTTGCTATGCGTCAAAACAATAGACTTATCTTCAGCGTTGTTGAAAAGCAGCATTTTTCCCAGGGAACCATAAGTGCCTGATTTCCACGTTGTCCAAGAACGGGTGCGAAGGCTGTACACGAACACGCTGTCAAAATAGGTGAACACAATCCGTTTGTTGAACTCCGACACAGCATACTCAGTATGGAATCCGGTCACCATAGTAGAAGTAAAAGGAGTTTTCACATTGATTTGGTTAGCCCGGTTGTTTGTAAACTCGTAAGCTTTCTCGTCATACATGAAATAGACGTAACTCTCGAACTGGGCGAAAGAGTGTCGAGAGTTGAGGCCCACAGTGGGCAGAATCAGAGAAACAGTTGCTGCTGCCGGGTCTGACGCATACTGTAGCCCGTACACAGAGTCTGTCCTGAAAATAAGAAGCGTGTTGAAATACACGGCGAGTAGGACAATGTTTTGACCGTCCCCCGTACCAATATCTACAAAATCGTTGCTGGCCACCCATAAGGCAGCGTCAGCAATAGTTTTAGATCGGTATAGCCGAGTCCCATTTCCCGTGCTGTCTCGCCCTTCGGCAACCCATAAACGACCTTTGAAAGTGACAATTGTTTCCCCGTCAGGCATGTTCGCGTCAGCAGTGAAAGAACCTCCGAGCTCCCAATAGCCCCCAGGGTTTGTAGAACCAACAGGTGCTGTGAGCCAAGCGAACCCGTTGAACTGTACAAACCCAGCAGCTGCAATAGTGTCAGTAATCAACTCCCAGGCAGTTCCACTAAAGTAATAGGTTTTCGACAAACCATCACTGGCAATGAGGAAAGATACAGCACTAGAGCGTTGATATGTCCCCAGAATTAGCATCTGCCCTGTAGCCTGCAAAGGGAAATCAAGGCTCGTATCCTCGATAGGGGGACGCGACTTGAGTGAACCGTCCAAGTCTAGTTCAAAGTTTTGGCAGACAACCAGCTCATTATCGGCAATAGCTGTAGGGTCACTGAAAGTGTTAAGCCCCCCAACAAAAGGGCCTATCTGTATCGGTTCTCCGGGCATTACCTCTCCTAGTTGAGCTCGTAAACGGTTCCGGTCTCATAAGTCATGGACTGGCTGAGCATTTCACTCTGCCCACGCTCCGCAATACTGCTAGCAAACTCGGACTGTTTAGCCGCCATCATCTGAGGATTCTCGTCCATCTCATAAGCACGCATCAACACGTAGTTCACTACGTCAGTAAAACAGTAGTCAGGAACCGTCAAAAGGTCTGTACCAGTCGTGGTTATGTCTGTCGGCTTAGCAAAATATCGGATAGACATAGTGTGGTTTTGAACCGGGTTAGGCCAGAAAGTGATGCTTCCCGCCCAGCTATACCAAAACATCGGGTGGTCATTGATTGTCCCATCGGGGTCCCTCAAAGAAATGCTTTCTTCCGCTTGAGCAACATTGATGTTCCCTACCCGGCGACCATCCAAAGAAATACTTGCCACCGAGTTGATTAGCGGAGTCACCGAAGTCAAAGAATAAGTGGGTGTCCCAGCAGTCACAGACATTGTAGCGACAGCAGGAATAACGCCAGCCGCTTCCGCAATCTCATGCTGAGCATCGTTGATCCAACGAACAATGTCATCATCAGTTAGCTGCACACCGGATTCGTCCCCGAAAGCACGTTTCACGTAGGCATACACTTGGGCTACCGTTTTAGTGGGATTACTGTATGTCATCGTTCAAACTTCTTCCCGTTGTGGTTGATAGTGTGTTTCTTGTCCCGCCCACCAGAAGCCAAAAACTGCACATGGTCGATTCTATCTTCCATGTCCTCAATTTCTTTCTTGCTTGCCAACAATTTCTTGGCGTTCTCTTCCGACTCGATACGCTTCAAAATGTTCTCAGGTCCGTGGCGTACCACATCACCATCGAAAAGCCAGGCAATAATTTTATAGGGGTCTTTCATGTCCTGGTCCGACAGGAAGCGCACCACATATTCGGGGAGGTTGTCGGGCTTATCCACAATGGCCCAAGGCTTAAGTTTTTCTTCCGGGGTGGAGCGTTGATTTTCAGGAATATAAACCAAAGAATATGTGGGCTTCAGCCCCTGTAACACGTCAGCCATGTGTACGTGGTCGTCACTAACGAACTCGTTGAGGTCAGAGTCCCATGTTTGAGAAGATTGTCCTAAAGAAATAGTCATAGCGTAAGTTTAGCCTGTCTGTCAAACAATCCCCAATAGAGCAAAGAAATGTCCCGACCCCCCAAATCGGGAACCGGGACATTTCTTTAGGGGTCTACGCCTCAGTAATATCTGAGATGAGACCGTGAGTGTTACGACGATCAGTACCAAGTTCGTGGTACTCGACCATGCGAGCGTAGAACGCATCGTAGTCACCGTTAGAGTCACGAACTTGCTTCCACATGGAACCATCACGGTCCAGGAAGTGCCAGTCCTCATCGCGGTAATAAGTGATTGCATCTTCGTTCACGAACCACTGCTTGCTCAAAGGAGCATCGGGGTCAGCTACAACAGGGATTTCTCCACGGTCTGTAGTGAACGCGAGTCCAGAGAACCCACCAGTGAATTCCTGCGTGTTCACCGTCTGACGCAACTGCGAAAGAAGGTTGAAATACGCACGACGAACACCAAGCGACTGCAAGATAAGGGAAGTTGTACCCCCCTTAACACGAATGTCGTCTGCCATTCTAATCATCAAGGCTTCCGACAGTGCCCGAGGAGTACCACCATTAGCGTTCACAGTAGCTTTCCACTCAGGCTCCGCAGTGGGGTCCACGTTGTAAAGCGTTCCAGAAGCAGCAATAATCGCTGCCAAACCAGTAAGCTCACGGTTACCTGCCGCCGACACACCAGAACCTTTACGGACGATGATGTCGTTGTTAGCAGTAGCGGTACCGGGGGTAGTGGTGAACGTAACAGTATTGGAACCAGCGGTGAGGTCTACAGAGGCTACAATCAACCCTGTGTTATCCACCGTGTTACCCGTCTGAGTATCCACGACCATGCCAACCTGGAACAGGCGAGCATCCGTGACAGGAACCACAGCGCCAGTGTTAGCACCAGTAGCCGTGCCAATTGCACCGTTACCCGAGCCATAAATCTGACGGTTCATGTCTTTCTTGAGGTCGTTCTTCAAACCTTCGACTTCGTTATCCAATGCTTTAGCAAAAGCTTTAGCATCAGTGTCGGAAAGTGCGATGGCCTGACCAGTCAGCTGCATCCCGCCATAGGCATACTTGAGACCAACACGCGCTGCCGCGTGCCCTTGCTGACCGGGGATAGGCAGTGCTTCGTTCTCAAAACGAGAACCGATACCACTGTTACGACGAGTGTGGATGGGGAAAGTTACATACTTCCCACCAACCTCACTGGTGACACCCGAGCCTGAACGAGTAATACGCTTGAGAGCGACAATTTCGTCGTTCAACTGCTCGCGGATGCGACCAACGTATACCTCCTTCATATAAGACTCGATAGAAGTGAGCGTTGCTGCCATTTTATTTCCTTTCTAGATAGAAAGGAGATCAAACCTTAAATTACCGGCTTTGTTCAATCTGACTAGCGATGAGATTTTGCGTCTCACTTCTCGTCAGTTTTCCAAGCGGTTTAGCCTGTGAACTACCAGGTGTGCCCCCCGAGGTGGGAAGCAATTTTGGGGCGGAATCTCCTGGGCGCGGTACTGCGCGAATTCGATTAACTGTTTTATCAACGTACTCAAGAGCAATGTCAGACAATTTGCCTGCTTTACCTTTGCTCTGAAGCTGAAATGCCGCCCGCATTAAAACTTCCCGCACGTCCTCCTCCGAAAAGTCGGGGTGCGTTTGCTTGAGTTCGCTAATTTCCCGTTCGAGAGATAAATCTGCTTCCCTCTGAGTTTTTTCCTCTTGTTGATTGTCGAGGAAATCCTGCATCTGCTGTTGTTGCTGCTGCTGTTGCTGTTGCTGCTGCGCCAACTGGTCATAACGCGGGTCAGAGTATGTTTCTTCACCTTCGTTTGAAGTTTCCTCTTCGTCTACCGCTTCTTTCATTTCTTTTTCGTTCTGCGGTAAACGACCATTTTGCTTCAGGAATTCACCTAAAGCATTATAGATAACTTCGGGTTCTGTATCGAGTCTCTGAGCGATATTAGAATAGTTCTGCAATTGCTCAGGAGTCCCAAGATCAGAATAACCTTTGAGTTGCTGGTTGAGAGAAGAGATACGAGATTCCGCGCTCTTATCAAAACCTTTAAGGTCTTCCTCGATGTTATGGAAACTAATGGGATCGAGTTTTGTACGTATGGGTTCCCAGGCGGGGTTTCCTTTTGAAGTTTCACCTTCGTTAGATGTTTCCGCCGTGTCCACAAGCCCTGAAGACTCCACATCCTCTGCCGAGGTGTCTGCTTCTGTCTCTGTACCTGTAAGGTCGTCCATTTTGTACTCCTTGTCGCCGTACCTCCCAGTGAGGCCCTAGCATTTTGGTTTAGTCTACTGTATTTAGTTAGGAGAGTGCGTGAATCGCATACGTTAGATCGTTGTACGTCATTTTAAGGACTTCAGCGTCTGTGTATGTAGTTGCGTCGATAACCTGTATCTCAGTTTTTAGCTGCGCGACAGTCTTACGACCATAGTTTCGAGTGGGCCGGTACACTAACTGAGGCACCGGACCGGCAATGTTATCAAAATCTGCCATTTTATACTCCTTGAGGGGGTTCAGGGGCCATATCGGGTACAGCTCCGTTGGGTGCCATACTAGCACCAGGACCCTGCTGGGGACCACCTATCTGGACTTCCATGTTTCCTGTACTACCGGGCAGGCCACCATCCTCCGTACCATCCCCAGGAATAGTTTGAAGGAACTGTTGCATCTGTTTTAGCTGTACAGCAGCTTCGTGCTTACGTACATGCTCAGTAAACTGCTGTTTCAGTTCTTCGGGCAGAATTTCGTATTCTTGGGACATACGGAATTTGTTGTGAGTGTCGATGTGTACTTCGTGTACGTCAAAATCAGCGACAGGAATAATTAGCGGGGCAGGCAAGTCTGGTAGTTGCTGTAGCATCTGCTGAAGTTCTGGGTCTTCCATAATTGACGGGTCTTCTTGAGCAGCAAGCTCAAGTCGCTGCATTATTTGTTGTATAGCTTCCTGTTTAGCTTCCTCAAGTTGTTCGGGCTTCAACATCTTCATTTTGATGTTCTCACGCTGAGCTTTGCTCTCCGCAACCTTCATAGTGTCCATAATTTTCTGGACTCCACCAATCTCAAGCATCCGAGAAGCCGCAGGCTGGTCGATAATGCCGACAGCAAACATATCCATGACCCGAGCTTCTTGGGCAGCTTTCGATTTTGCGTAACTAGAACCCGGCTCGATACGAATGTCTGTCCCGGAAGCAATATCTGAACCTTGAAGGAGCATTGTGTCGAAAGCCCCATCAGCACCGATAGTGCGAATCTTACGAGGCAAATCCACATACTGTACAAACAGTTCAATTGTTTGGGTGGCAATCTTTTCCACGCCCGCCTCAATGCTCTGGTACTGAGGAGTCAAATACTGGTTAGAAGCTTCCTGTAGATACGAGATAGCAGTACCAGAAGTAACGCCGGGAGGGGTGGTGCCTCTCGACACTTCGCGCTCGCCAGAAATATCGATCCAGTCATTCAAAATACGGTCCTGCTGATCCAAGTAATACTGGGGCAAAGGAGACATCGGAAGATGTTGGGGAGGGGGCATACCCGGTTTGTACTCGATTACCAGGCCAGGCTCGTTTGTCAGCTTAGAGGGGACAATGGAGCCAAGAGGCGAAATAAGCTGGGGCTTAGCCATGCGTCGTCCTGCTTCAGAAATCTCTGAACGTAACCCGTTGTATTCTCTCTGCAACTGTGTGAGGTCCACGATAGGGCTGTCAGCGTAGAACGTAGCAGTAGGGATGTGCTCAAACTTCGTGAACGGGTACATCCCATGCCCGTAAGGGAAACCGTTTTTGTAGCAACTGATGAGAATGTCATCAATGCTGATAATGACCCCGCCTTCAGGGAGAAGCTTGTGAGCTCCCGGCTTTACCCACGTTTCGTAGACGATGACACTATCGGGCTCGTTGGTAGCCCCCAGGTTTAGGTGAGATTCTTCAAGAATGGTGTTGGCACTAGAAGTGCTCGGAGCTAACTTGATGCCATTGAGTTCTTTAGCAAAGTAGTACTCAGCCCATTCGACAGTCTTCGTGTAAGCGTTGATGACGAAAGGCTGGTCTTCGATGTCCTGTTCACGCAGGTCGGGAACGTAAAGGTGAAACGGGGTGACCGTTCCGTATTTGATGTCTCCCATACCGCCAGAAAGCCGGTCTTTGCAGTAAGGGTCCCAATGCGTCTTCAAAAAACCGTTGCCTGTAACAATGGCCCACCACATTGTCCGGGACAAATGCTGGCGAAGTTTTTTCGCCTCGCTAATAGAAGTCCATGCTTGCTCGGCAGCGTAAGCGGCTCTTTGGTCCTGATCTTCCGAAGACGAAGGAATAGCCTGGGCTGTAGGGAAAGACGACAACATCTTCGACATTTCCCAGCGCACATAAGACCTAATACGGTTGATTGTTTTACGTTCGTGGTAATAAGGTTTTCTAGGGGTATGGTACTTATCCCCGTACCCGGTAGGAAGGTTGCTCTGAGTTTTCTCTAACCAGTGGTGCCCATAGAACATAGACATGTTGTTGAACCACTGGTTCTGTTTCTGGCTACGAGCAGTCTTAGCTTTAGACCACTCAGATTTTACCCAAGAAACAAGCTTTTTAGCATCTTGGCTTTCCCGATATTTCTCTATGTTTATCTCCCCGTCAGGGAGCTTAGTTATCGTGGAGCCTTGGTTAGGCTCAGCCGAATTCTGCTTGTAACTCTCGGAATTCTTGGGCATCTACATCTTCTCCCGCGGATAAGTTGCTGTTTCTTTTAGTGATTTTTTCAATCTCCGCTTCGTCAGACGGATCGTAGTCACGGACACCACTATAATCTAAACCTTGACTCATCGCTTGGATTTGTTGATACACTAACGGGTCCCCCGAGGCTATCAACGCTTGCGCTTTCTCGTTCAAGTCCGTCATCAATTTCAGAGCTTTCGTGCTCTCCTTCGTCTGAGCGTTCAAAATCACTGCTTGCCGGGCCATCATGCTCTCCACTACTTTCTGGTGCCACAGATTCTGCATCACCAGCATCGCTAGAAGAATCAATGAAAACACGCTGAACATAATTATTGATAGCATCGCTTTTTAGCTCCTTAATTGCTTCGTTGTAGCCACGGTCATACCACTGTTTTTCTTGTAATTCTACGGAAACAGGCTTTCCTTCGTCAAAAAGCCCTGCAATCTGAGCCATCTCACGGATAACGTCTACTGCGAGGTATAGCCGCCCACGATCAATTACTGTCGTGCTCATGTCAATACCTGTGTCAATAAATGGTCCGACAGCAGTTCGAGTGATGTAACACACCCCAGGGCTCTGCGCGGGAGCTGTGACTACAGTAAATCTACTTGTCATTAGTAATACCCTCCTATAACGGTAACTTCGTCGTCCTGCATTGCTCTATCTTCTGCAAACTCCACTGTGGGGTCTTCACGCATCCTCAATAACAACTCCTCATACCTTAGCGTAGTCGGAGGGTCGTCGGGGCCAGCAGATTCTACAAAAGGGGTCAAATCAGGGCGGGTTGTGGCGAAATAGCGTACCGAATCCGCTGCATGGTCGTCCTTCTTGTGGATAACTTCTTGCTTGTTCATGGAGTAAGCCATTTTGTCGGAACTGTACGTTGCCCACCGCAGTTTTTTCATCTCACGAATAAGGTTAGGACAATTACGCCCCACAACCCATTTAGGGCGGTTTTTACCCCAGCGAGTGTCGTCACGGAACCTCATGTAGGCTTGCATCTTCTCAATGCCAATCATTACATCGTGAGGGATACCTTCGACGTTCACGTACACGCCATGCAGAGCGTATTCCTGAATAATGGAAGTGCCCGTTATACCGTTGCGCTGCCGCATGGCAGGGTCCCCCATACGCTCCACAGAATCAGGTTTGAACCCCCAACTAAGTTCACGTTGCTTCACAATCTGGGCGTGCTCCGACACCACCATTTCTGCCTGATAATGCTCGGCAAACGTCACAATGTCTCCGTCAGGAGAAACAGCGTGCCATAGCCACGCAGTCGGGTTGTTCAGCCCATGATCGACAGAGGCATACACAGCCCAACTTTTAGGAATATCTGAGGCATTGAAATCTACGAGATGTTGGTCCAGATTTTGGCTAAAAGTAGGGAACACAAGACCACTACGAGCAACCCAATCACCTTTTTCACGGATAGCCCTCTCTTCTTTATCCATACCCATTGTGTAAAAGTTCATATCATCTGAATTTGCTTCGTTGTACGGGTTCTGCTCCGCTGACAAAGTAAAAGTATCAATACGCGCTTCTTTACCCTCTAACGCGGGCTCCCACAGCAGGTCGAATGTCCATCCCATGCCCCGAGAAGGAGTAGCTGCTATAACCCAAAATCCTTTATAGTCGAGCAAGCGCATCATGGACTCATTGAAAATGTTTTGAGGCGGTTCCTCATCGAAGAAAAGTGCGTGTCGTGCCACCCCGCCCAGTTTTAGCATGTCCATGCCCCAGGTCACGAAGTCGATGGTGGAGCCATTCTCGAACGTCAGAATGTAGTTACTGTTGTCCCAGCTTTTAGACCAGTCCCCATCGATCAGATACGAGCGAGGAACCCACCGCTTCATTTCTGTAAGAATAATTTGTTCAATACCTTTAGCCACGTCCACCACGACAAACCTAAGTTTTAGAGGTCCAGACCCCCAAGAAGCGGGGCGCGTCAAAAAGGGGTGGGTATTAGTGGCCCACCAGATAGCTTCCACAACAATTGCTGAAGTTTTGCCGCCACGGTTTCCCCCGGACAAGTACCTGCCCAAAGCATCAGACTTGTGAAACCGTAACTGCTCCGGGTACTCTTTCTCCCCATAGTTCAGAATGTTCGGCTGATGCACACTCTGGTCTAGCTCAGCAATAGCGAGCTGTAAAAGCTCTGCCGCTGTCGGCTGTCTTTTTTTATAGGACATTAGGCTGTCGAATTATCGGTAGCTCCGAGACGCACAAGAATGGCGTTCACCGACAATCTCCAAGCATCAGTCGCCCGCGAACCAGAAATAGTTTCGCTGAGTAGCAAGAGCTCCGAGTCCCCGCCATCGTGAATGTGGTCACCAGGGGAGGACTGTCCGGGACCGGCCCCCAACGTGTGATGCTGTGCTTCGGGGCGAGAATCCAGATCGCTGTTCTCGTGAAAATCCTCTACCGCCTGGGCAGACGGTTTCGGGTTCTCGTCTTGCCCAAAACTTCTCGTTTCTGGGTCATCCGACAACATAGACATAGAAACCTCCTAAGCGTTTTTGTTGTAGTCTGGAATCTCTCAAAGGTAGCTTAGCGTGGAACGGAGTTTTTATGAATGAGACAGAAATTATTGACGGGTACGTGTGTAGCATCAATCCACAGGATGCCCTCAACTGCGATAGTTGCGAATAGAAAAAAGCCCCCGTAATTGGGGGCCTTTTCCCTTTCTTGCTATTCCTTGTCGGAAACCTTGTTCGGGATAGCCCATGTAGCAAAAGCTGTGAGGGCGGCTAGGAAGAAAGTAAGCCAAGGCTGAGCTTCAGCAGGAACAATATCTATTCCTGTTTCTGCCCCCAAGCTACTAATAGCTACGAGGATGCCTCCAACCCCTGCCACGATTGCTTTGGCATAGACCTGAAGGTTCTTAAGGGTGTACGTAAATTCGCTCATTTCGGGTTCCTTTTCTTTAGGGACAGTGAGTGGGACAACGGGAGGGACAACGGGAGGGACAATAACAGGGGGCACAATCGGTTCTGGCCCCACAATCACTGGTTCTGGGGCTACGGGTTTTGGGACAATGACAGGGACAATGACAGGGACAATCTCTTCGACAATAAGCCCCGCGAGTCCTTGTAACAGTTCTTTCTGTAGTTCGCTGACTGTATCAACCCCCCAAATAGCGTCGTCTTCGACACCTAGCCTTCTTTGCACAGCTCTTTTGGTTGCATCGTTGAGCTTCCCTGTGGGGTTAGAGCCTGCCCAAATCTGAATGGCTGTGTAAGTCTGGGGTCCTGGAAGACCATCTATTTCCCCTTTGTAAAGACCAAAATCTTTGAGAGCAGTCTGCCAAGCTTTCCACGTAAAAATGTCGAACTTTCCCGTAATTTCTAGCACAGCTTCTGTGTTCCTTCCGTTCAAATATAATTCTGGATTTCGCGTATTTCCCATCTTTCCATCCGCCCCCCTGACCTCGAAGTGCAAATGGTTGGCTGTAGACCTGCCCGTATTTCCTGACATAAAAATGAACTGTCCTTCGCGGATTGTGTTACCCACCACTAACGCGCTTTGATGCTCGCCGTGATAATAAACGGTAACAATCCCGCCGTGGTCTATCAGGACAGTATTACCACCGCCTTGCACACGTTTTTGCCCATCAGTAAGGTCAGCATAATTTCTGCCCACAAGTTTGACAACACCATCAGCTGCTGCCCCCACCCGGAATCTGCCCCCTACATCAACACCTCCATGAAAACGGGTTTGGCCGGTGAACGGATCTACACGGTTCCCGTAGGGGCTTCTCTTGTTGATTGTGTACCCGGCAGGCCAAGGGTTACGGAGTTTCATTTTGCACCTCCACCCAGTCACCAGCTTGCTCATCCCAGACATATTGCCCACCGTCTTCTGGGTAAGCAACGGGTGCAATAATTCCGTCGTCCGTAACGTAAGCCGTAACGTCTACAGATTGGGCAAAAGCTAACGCCTCTGACTCGGTTAGCTCCGTAGCCTCCCAATCAGCCAAAATACTAAAATCTAAATCTTGTGTGGCGTAACCGAGAATAGTGCCAGTCTCGACATCCGGGTTTGACCATATGGACGGTGTAAGTTTGCCGCCGTTGTTGTGCGCGGTTTGTTCTGGCCCGTAACCGTACCCTTCAGACCACACAAGTTTCCATGTGCAATAACGCATTATTTTACCTCCGTTTCGAGTAAACCGGCTAATTCCATTGAGGTCAGATTGCCGGCGCTAACACCTTCGCTGGCGCTAAGTTGCTCGATACCGGCCTGCTTATTCAAGCGTTTACGCCAATACTCCGGTTGGTCGTTTTCGATATCCTCCAACGTGTATGGCCCAACCTGTTCCGCAATATCTTGCAACCAGACAAACTCTAAACGGGCACCCTTTAAAGTGCGCTCAGTAAGAATCAGGTCAAGCTTTTTTTCTTCGGCCTCGATAGCGTCTATGTCGTCACCTGTGTCTAAGAGGCGCTCAATTTGTACGCGTTTCTTTTGGCAATCAAGTTCAGCCAACCGTATTTTATAGGCCATATCTTGTGCCTCTATTAGCAACTGTCGCCAGCGCATAGGTGCGGTAGCGTGTTGACCGATGACGAATTGCGCTAACTCGTAACGTGTGCGAGAGGGTATGACTGTCGTTTCTGTGTATGGCTGTAAATCCATTATCCGGCGAACCCTGCCGCATATCGACGTGCCGCCGATAACCCTGTTCCCAGCGTTGAGCGTGCATCAGTTGTAAACAAAAACTTATCGACAGTAGCCACGTAAGAGCCCGTGTCGCCTCCGGCAACGTAACCGTTCTCTGCTGAAGCAAACCCTGCCGCCCCGCTACGTGCCGACGATAACCCTGTTCCCAGCGTTGAGCGTGCATCAGTTGTAAACAAAAACTTGTCAACAGTAGCCACCTTAGAGCCCTCGTCGCCTCCGGCAACGTAACCGTTCTCGCTTGAAGCAAACCCTGCCACATATCGACGTGCCGCCGATAACCCTGTTGCCAACGTTGAGCGTGCATCAGTTGTAAACAAAAACTTGTCAACAGTAGCCACGTAAGAGCCCGTGTAACCTCCGGCAACGTAACCGTTTTCTGCTGAAGCAAACCCTGCCACAAGTCGACGTGCCGCCGATAACCCTGTTCCCAGCGTTGAGCGTGCATCAGTTGTAAACAAAAACTTATCGACAGTAGCCACGTTAGAGCCCGTGTCGCCTCCGGCAACGTAACCGTTTTCTGCTGAAGCAAACCCTGCCACACCGTAACGTGCCGACGATAACCCTGTTGCCAACGTTGAGCGTGCATCAGTTGTAAACAAAAACTTGTCAACAGTAGCCACGTAAGAGCCCGTGTCGCCTCCGGCAACGTAACCGTTCTCGCTTGAAGCAAACCCTGCCGCATATCGACGTGCCGACGATAACCCTGTTCCCAGCGTTGAGCGTGCATCAGTTGTAAACAAAAACTTGTCAACAGTAGCCACCTTAGAGCCCGTGTCGCCTCCGGCAACGTAACCCGCGACAGGCAAAAACGGTGGCACAAAAGACACCGCCGACACCACATTATATTTGTTAAAATTCAGTATAGAACTGTTTGCCATACTTGTTACAGCCACAACAACCCCCTTCTAGGAAATCTCAGCACCCGACAAATTGAACGACAAATCCGCGTTACCCGCATACACCGTAATCTTATCCGCAGCCCCCAAAGTCAAACCAGACGTAACCGTCGTCGTATCATTAGCAGCCACCGGAACATCATAAGCAATATACATAGCGTCTGCGATAGTAGCGCCCGAAGGTCGCAACGCCACCCTAAACGTCGTAGCTGTAGCACCGCGATTACAAATATACAAGGTCGAGCCAACGAACTCCGTAGCAGCGGGGACCGTGTAAAGGTCAGTGTTCGTTGTTGCTGACGGAGCAGACTGGGCGATAATCCCGTATTCAGTTGCCATTTTCTAGCCTCCCATAAGTAAAAAAGATGGTACAAAACTTGAACCGCCCGATCCGCCGACAGCTACCCAATCAGGGATGCTGTTGTCACGCACGTAGGCTGCTTGGGTGTCCGTCTCATATATGAGCTGCCCATCAAAAGGGCTCGCAGGGCGAGTAGAAGAAGTAACCGGCTTGGCTCCTACTACTGCATCAAGATCGTCCATGTTGTCGTTGATGTCGTCAATATCAACATTGTCTGAGTAGTCGGGCTTAGTCAGCCCTAACCGGGTAGTGGTCGTTGCCATCTAACTCTCCAAAGACTTAGTGTGTCCTATTGTTGATATTGTCCCAGCATACAGGGACACGTCAGCTAAAATCGCTTCACGTACTTTAGCATCCTTCACATGGGTAATTATAGCCTCAACCACTTTCAGAATGATAGTGCGAGCATCATCCAAATGTTGCTGCTGAGGGTTCCACTCCCCCGTCATAGCAAACACAAGCTCAATAGCTCGCTGGTCGCCCGACTCGGCGTTACCAATAAGTCGTTGCCGGATAGCAGGCAAAGCTTCCGTGTAATTCTGCTGAGTCTGTTTGTTGTACATCTCAAAAAACAAAGGCTGTTTCAGCCATGCTTGGAAACGTGGCATGGGTACGGTGAGGTCTTTCAGTTTTGTTGCGAGAGCTCTACGATCAAACGGGTCAGACAGTTTGAGAAGAACAGTTTGTTGTTGCATGGTGAGCCCATCTTTGACATCCCACTGTATTCCTCGGTGGTCAAGAGCATCCCTAAATTCTGATGTTCCTAGTATTCCGCTGATAACTTTTTTGGTCAGTTTGGGCCAGAGCTTGTGTATTTCATCGACAGTAGGCATTTTTCCGTTACGCATGAACGCTGTGTGGAAAGCGGCTAAAGTACCTCGGAACGCTGTGTCGGTGAACCCTTGAGGAGTAGCAATGTGTAGGGAGGTGCCAGCAGGTCCTTGAACCGCGACACCTCCCTCGAACTGTTCAAACTCATCCGTCATCTGCCTGTCACAATGCTCCACGTAACTAACGGTACAACTACAGAAAGACTCAACACGATGACAGCAAACAACAAAGCATCATCCCAGTCGTAACCTCTATGCCTCAACCAACGCCTTGCGGGAGTCATTATTCTTCCTCCTTTTCATCGTCCACCAGCGTAGCGACATAAACACTCCACGCTTCCTTAGCCTTTGCGTCTGCTTCCCGCCAAGCGTTCCAAGCAAGTATTTCAGCAGTAGCAGTTTCATCACTCATAGCAGTTCTATCTTTCCTCTAAACGGTTCGCCCTTCACAAGCTCGAAGCAAGTTCCGGCTCAGCGTATTTACGTGGCAACCCGGCACACTCCCTATAACCGTCCGGGTGCCTCCACACTAACAAATAGTACCTACCTATCGACTTTTGAGTTATTTGCTTGCCACAATTTATGCATATTCCCAAATCGGACTGAGCAAGGCCATATTGCGGGCCGTAACCAGTTGCCCCGTTACTTATCTGTGCTTCATTCATTATTCTTCCTCCTGCGTCGTAGTCCCCCGCGCTGACGTACAGGTTGGGACGTTTACGACCTTCTTCACGACCTTTCTCATACCCCTCATTGAAACCATCATCGTGACCCTGCGAGTAACCTAAGTCTTTCTTCTTTCCAAACATTAGTAGTCCTCCCCGTTATACCATTTCTTGACCGCCCCACACGCTACCCAAATGAAAGCCACAATAAGAAACAACGGGTATAAAGCTATGATCGTAGCCATTATTGCTGCTCCTGCCAGGCTGCCTGTGCCTCAAACAAAGCTTGTGCGTGCGGATACTTCACA